AAATTCTATAACAAGAGACTTTTGAGTTTTATCTAGTGGTCCGTTTGTACCACGTTATTTTAGATGACAGGTATACTATTACATGAAAAGAAATTTATTAAAAGAGATTGACAGTTTTAACTATGTTACCAATGAACATGTTGGACCTATCAAAAGAGTACCTCTAACTTTTTCACCGACAATAGCTCCTGTTGTCGCCCGACTTGCCAAAAGTAATGACATAGATCATAAATCATCTCTAGTCTTAGAAGGTGTTGATAGACTTGATATTGTTGATGAGATGTGGCTTTACTTAGATGAGATGAGTGGGCTTCACCCCGATTATGTAGATATGGAGCTTAATGCTCGCCTAAAGATTGGTCCTTACTCGATTAAATCTAGCATTGCGGAAAGACTTCCTACATTATATCCTTATTTTGAGAATGATAAAGGTTTTAATCCTGATCACGATTCCTTTATGTATTCTATTTACGAAATGAGAGATCTTATACCCAAACATAGCCTACGGAGAGTTTCGTTGGAAGACGTCTACGAAGCATCAGACAAAACCACGAATTGGGGCTATCCGTATCCTGGTTCAGGCGAGGACATATGTTACAAACACTATTTGCTTGCAAAGAAAATAGTCACAGAATTAGTAGCACCAGACCTGCTTAGTTTGCTTGGGTGGCGGGGACAACCTAACGGTGCAGACCTTCCAAAACAACGGTCAGTATGAATGTATCCTCATTCATTGATATTGATTGAATTAACGTACTTGCCCGCTCTACAGAAGGCACTTGGACGCCTGGACGAATTTAGTATGTGGAGAGGGAAGGAGTATGTGTTTAAACCAATAAGTCGCATGCTTCGTAAGGGCGTTACTACTGGTCAGGCTGTGTGTGGTTATGATGCGGATAGTTTTGATAGTTCCTGCTCGGAACAATTGATTCGCGCCATATTCTGGTTGTTGAAATATTGGTTCCAACCTGAAGACGCACCATTGTTAGATATTCTTTGTGAAGCTTTAACGCAGTCTGGCATCATGTATGATGTCGGTCGAGTAATGTCGGGACGTGCAGGTAGTATGCCATCGGGAAGTGGCTTTACAAATATGGTTGATTGCCTTATACATTCGACAAGCTTCAGGGTTACTAGGGAGGATGTAATTAAAGAATACATCAAGCAGCGTAACGATAAACGGAAACGTGAAGGAAAAGCTCCCCTTAGTCGACAGGTAATAAAGGATATTTGTACGAGTATCAGAAATGGTTCCGAGTGTGTGGTAATGGGAGATGACGGAGTATGGTTTTTGAAGAAACTAACGTTTGACGTCTTACAAAACTCTCAGGCATCAATGGGATTTAGGTGCAGCTCATCCAAAAATACTTTCAGGAAAGATTATGTTTCCTTTTGTCAAATGCATTTCGTTTGGGATGAACGCGACAGCGATGATATTGTGCGAGGAGTAAGAAGTTTGAATAGAGGGTTGAATTCGATGATGTCGTACGAGAGAAAGAGCCCTATGATGCGTGATCCACT